AAATTTGATTCCTGAATCCTGAAACACTTTCAAATTCCTTTATTTTTGCCCGAAACGAATTAAAATCCTGAATCTGCTTTTCCAACTTTTCAAGATTATTTTTAATCGTTTCCAGCCTTTCCGAAACTCGCTCATACTTATTCAGCAATATCTCAACCGAATCCAGCCACTGATAATTTTCAAGTTCTTCCGTTTCCTGCGAAATTATCTTTTCCGTATTTTCAATTTCAGCATTTGTCTTCCGCCGAACGCTTTCCGCATTAGTCAGCACTCTGTCTATCACGTCAAGTTTCACTACACGGTTGAAATACTTTGCAACTTCACCGCTGGATTTAGACAGTAGAAACGGCGCGTCCTGCTGATTCTGTATGTTCGTTTCGGAAAGGTTAAAAAATGATTCTACCTCATCTGGAACATCGGATTTTACCACGTTCAGCACTTTACCGTTGACGATATACTGATTTTCGTTTTTGGTTCTTTTTCTTGTTAATTTTCCGTTGTCATTCTCAACAGTAACGCTCATTTCATCGGCTAGATTGCCTTTATCATTCAACACCCAATGACTTGCAAGCGTATCAATTCCCAGCGGTCTGTTATACCTCGCCCAATACAGTCCGCGTAATACCGCAGATTTTCCGTTGTTGGAACTTCCCACAATGCAGTTCACACCCTCGTCGAACACAATCTCGGTATCCGCATGAGACTGAAAATTTTTTAGCCTTATAGACTTAATCATAATTCGCTTCCGTTAATTTTTTTCATTCTGTCAAGAATCTTTTTCAATCGAGATAAAATCTCCGAATCCTTTCTGTAATACGTGAAAAGAAAATGAACCACATCATGTGTCTTTTTGTTCAGACACTCGAAATTTTTTTCGTCCGAAATATCCGTGTATCGGCTGGAATCAAGATTCAGATGATGTAAATTCCACCCCGACCGCAAAGGGAAATTCGTTACTGCGTCAACCTTTCGTCTTTTCTTCAGATTCGCACGAAACTTCTTCCACTTTGCAGACTGACGGAATTTCGATTTTTCCTTTTGCGTCATTCCGCAGGCTGTGTTGCATACTTTTTTCTGCGCGTTGTTCTTATGGAATCCTCGACACTTTCCCATTTTTCTTCCACACGTTTTTCCAGTTCTTCCTGCAAAGAATTATCTTCGATGTACTGAATCAATTCTTCGCGCGTCATGGATTCACCGAACCTTTCTGCATACAGTTTTTTCAAATCCGACTTGGACTGCGTAAATTCAATTATCGAATCCGCCGTTGCCTTTCCATCGAAATACTTACTGTCTTCATACATATCCGCAAGCGAACAATCTTTATATGTTGTTTCCGAAAGCCATTTTTTCAGTTCGGACAATCCTGTTGAATCTCCGTTATCCCATTTAATGACATTCGCTTTTTTTGTCAGTTCGCCTTTGTCGGTGCGCAAATCGAAAAGGTAATCAACGCTCGTCCCTGTATTATCCAACCCATAATCATATATGAGACTGAAAAAACATTCGCGGAATGGTCTGGGTGTCTTTGATTTTGTCGTTTTCGCCTTAACCACAACCCCGACAACCCTGTCTTTTTTCTCAATCTTTTTGACGGTCGCCAGCCAAATCACGGAATGCGCATAAAAATCAATCGCCTTTCCGCCTGAACGTGAAAATTTCTCAAAACTGAACATATCAACATTCTCGCGAATCTGGGAAATGATAATAACCAAAATGTTTTTATCCTGAATTACCGAACAGAGTTGAGGGCAAAATTCCTGTGACAAATATTTTTGCTTGCCCATGTTGTATGACCCCTTAGTGTATTCCTTACCGTTGTCATACGCTTTAATCCGTTCCTCGGCGTGTTCGTCTTGTTCCGCGCTTGTCAATCCGTCCAGCGAATCAATTACATAAATGCCGAACTGGTCTGATTTCAGTTTTTTCGCGAAATTTGAAATGTTGCAGAATGCGTCTTCAACAGTTTCAGAATGCACGGGATTTTCGCCGATAATATCGAACCCATACATTCCGACAGAATCAAACGAATAACCGCTTTCGCAGTCATCGTAAACCCATTTGAATTTTTTGTCGCCATATTTATGGTATGCGCTGGCAATTATTTCATTTGCAAGAAACGTTTTTCCCGCACTTTTATCACCAACGATGTTTATGAATTTCCCTGCTGGGAATCCGTAAACACCTTTTGCTCCGCCTGTTACAAGGTCGAGCAATTTACAGCCACTGCTGAATCTAATCGTTTCCATCTTCGTCTCCCCAATCATATTTGTGCTTCTTGCTCTTACCGCATTTACCACATTGTTCGATAATTCTTTTAATCGATTCTCGTTCACCGCACAGCAACCTCCGAAACCCGAATTTTTTAGTTTCGCATTCAGAATTATTCAGAACGGAATATGCAGACGCCAAAGAAATTTTGAATTCTTCGACAATCTGTTTTGCGCTCAAATATCCTTCGGGAATTTCTTCATTACATTTTTCCAGCCATTCCGAAAACTTCTCTTTGTCAAGTTCCCACTCATCATCAGAATTCTTGTACAGGAATCCGTTCTTTTTCCCTGCCAAATATATTCCGAAATTTGACATCGGGTACCCTTTTTCTTTGCAACGCTTCGCCAAATCATTGATATAAACCAATTCATACCTCCGAACGGCAGACTTGCTTTTTGTGCAAATCTACCGCATGTTTTAGTCGCTCGCCTTACAGCATTTATCCCAGCAGGAACAATTTTCACATTCATCATAATTATCGCAATCCTTGCCAAAATTATGTCCGTATGAGCAACCGTTGTCATACTTTCTAGTTTTTTCTTCCGTCTTTTCTGACTCCGATTCGTCTGAATCATCAACATTCCAACTTTCAATCACTTTTTCGTCTTCAGTTTCCGAATCTTCGTCATCTGAACCAAAAAGAATTTTCTGCACTTCTTCGTATGTCGGCACATTCAAAATTTCGTCAAACGAAATTGCAGAATCCAGTAAATCCTTGGAAATTTTTTCATCCCTATCTTCGAAACTAAAAGACTTAAACTCATTGAATTCAAATCCGCCCTTTTTGACTTTGGAACATCTGAATTTTACTTCTTTTCCATTTTCGTCATCGGCGAAATCGATAAATCCGCCCTCATCATCATCTCTTGCTTCATCAATAAGTTCTTTTTCAAAAAGATAATGACTGGTTTCAAAAATTTTTAACTTCCCTGGCTCTTTAAGGTCTTCAACATTGTAAAAAACACGTCTACTAGCCCTGAGGGCATTTGCTTCTGTTTCTTTCCCCTGTTTACGAAACATCGTCGATTGTTCGCAAATTGGACAAGGTTTTCCGTACGTGCTTTTCAGGCAAAGTACGCTTATTTCACTTGTACCAATTCCGCGGTGAACAAAAATATCCATAACATAATCTTTGTCGCCAACATCAAATTCACCCCTCTTTACAAGCGGATGATTTTTAGTCTTTATTGTGTAAGGAATGATGTTAATGCGGTTTTTTCCCTCAACAGGTGAAAAAAAATTTACATCACCATCAACATCTCTAAAGTTCATCACACCAGTTTTTCCGCCTGATGAACCCTTACTCTCATAACTTGCCTGATAACGCTTCGCAAGTCCGCTTTTCTTCTTGTTAATCATAACCTACCACCTACTTATTAAGATTTCGCCGAATGTCATCTGACACTCGTTCATTCATTGTTTTTTTCTCAACATTTGACGGCGTTGAAAAATATCCTGCACAATACAATTTTACCAAATTGTCCAATTCCGACCTCCGAACGTCCATTGCACTAACGGCAACCGACAACCGCGAAAACGTTTCTTCTGAATTCCGCAACTCATTCTTCGCCGCAATCACATCGGAATCCATTGCCAAAGTGCAGGCAACAACCGATTCAGTAACCTTTTGCCCCTCTTCAGCAAACTTTTTCCGAATCTTCAAATTCGATTCGCTTTCCACTAATTCGAGATTGTCTTTTGCCTTTGACACATTCGCTTTCGCCTGTGCCTGCGCCTCAGCATAGTACGCATAGCAGTTGGAATGTGTCAGACATTCCTCGTCAAGTTTGTACTTGTCAATAGACAAATCTTTTTGAAAATCTTCATTTTCCATTTTTCTGCCTCCAATAATATTATAGGAATTGAAAATTAAATTTTATCCCAAAAGGTTAATAAAATCCAAAATTGCCACGGTAATTGCAAATTTTCCGTTGCGATACGTATCCGCATTACTGAACGCCTGCATGGCACAAACCGCTTCGGGGCTACCCCTTCCGCTCAACAATACGGAATTCATGTATCCCATAACCGCCTGTCGAACACTTTCTGGATTGCTCAAATCCAATGTTTTTACGAATTTCAAAAGTTTCGCGCTCGTACAGTCTTTAGCCAGCAACGCCCTGCAAAGTTCAATAGTCTGGGAATTCTCGTCCGAATCAACTTTCAACGCTTCCATGCGTTCTTCGTCCGAATCCAAAAACAACACTTTTCCCAGCAATTTAAGTCCTGTTCGCGAACCGCCCTGCGCAAGTTCACAAATCCTTTGCGTAATTTCAGGCGTTAATTTTTTACCCTCTGCCCTTGCCGTCCGCTTAAGAAGAAACGTCATCTGCTTATCGTCCAGCGGACTGACATTCACGGTTGAACATCGTGTCTTGAGCGGTGCAATAAGTGTCTGGGGGT